CGCAAAGGAAGTAACGACAGGTACGGCTGTTGCGCCGACCGCGTTTATTCCTGTCACGCAGAGTAAGTTAAAACCGGTCGATATTATTGACCCGATGCTCGATGAGGGCCTTCGTGGTTCGATGGCGAAGGACTACAACTACATTCAGGGTCGTACTCGTTCGACGTTCGATTTCGGTGGCCCGGTTTTTGCTGACACGTTTCCGTGGGCGATTGCTGGTCTTATGGGTTCGGTTGCGACTACTGGTGCTTCCGCGCCTTACACGCACACGGTGTCGTTGAAGAATTCTTCGGCGACGGGTGCTGACGCTCAACCGACGTCGTTCACGTTGACGGATTTCTATGCCGCTAACGTGCGCGCGTACGCCGGTTCCCAGATTCACGATGTTTCGTTGACGTTCAACGCTGACGGAATGCTTGAATACGACGCGAAGGCGACCGGATGGCAGTCTGCTTCTGCTTCCACTCCGACTCCGACGTTTTCGGCGATTCTTCCTGTGCCGGCGTGGCAGGGTACGGTCAGTCTTGCTGGTACGGCAGTTTCGTACACCGTTGAAGGTTCGGTGTCGTTGACGCGTTCCGTGACTCCAATCTACGGTGTTGCTAACACGCAGAATCCGTATGCGGTGTTCGTTGGCGCACTCGAGGCGAAGGGTTCGTTGAAGTTCGTAATGGAAGACAACGCGGAACTCACGCGCTTCCTCACGAACACGCAACCGGCTATCGTCGTGAACTTCGCTAACGGTGCGGGTGCGACGGCAACACAGATTCAAATGACGATTACGAAAGGTGCGTATACGGCGGCCGTCATTGACCGTGGTAACGATTTCGTTCAGGTCGATATTGAACTTACTGGTATCGCCAACACGACCGACGCTGGTTCTTCGGGTGGTTACGCTCCGGTGAAGTTTGTTTTCCAGAACGCAATCGCTTCGGGAATCTACCAGTAACTAAACGTGGCGGAATCGCGCATTATTTGTTAGCCTTGTAATGCGTGGTTCCGCCACCTCTATGAAAGGCTAAAACAATGTCAGAACTGAAACTACCTTCAGGTGCTACGGTCACTCTCCGCGACGTGAAAACGCTCAAGCACGGCGACCGTAAACGTATCTACGCCGCTATCAACACCGACGGAAAAGCCGGGCTTATGGAGGGTAATGCGCTGATTGACGCGCTTATCACTGTACTCGTCGAATCGTGGACTCTTGACCTGCTTCCACCGTCGGTTCGGCCTGAGTCGCTCGACGAACTCGATATTCCCGATTATGACGCGCTTCAGGCGGAGGGCGAAGCGTTGCTTCCGATTCTGTTCCCGAAGTTGGGTAAGACGGTTGACGGTGAACTAGACCCAAAAGCGATTACCGACGACTCCAACGCCTAAAATGGGTGTTGGAGGGTAACGAAACTCGTGACGGTTTCGATTACCCTTCGGAGGAGTATCGGTATTTCGTTTGCGCTGAAAGGTTTGGTTGGACACCGGCGCAGACTGATGATTCGCCAGCGGTGTTGGTTGATTGGCTTATCGCTATCGGTAGTGTCGTAGATGAAGTGAAAGCGGAAGCGTACAAGAAGTGACTACCGGTGTGATTGTCATAAATCTCGACGAAGTGTTGGGGCAGTTTCGTGGTTCTATGGAGGATTACGAGGCGGCGGCGATGGGTGCGCTCGGTTATGTTGCGCTCGGTTTAGAGGCCGACGCGAAACGAATGTCACAGGCTGGTGGTTCTCACCCTGCTGGTACGAAAACTCCTGCGTCGCCGGGCGGCCCTCCTGCCGCTATTACTGGTAATTTGACGCGCAGTATTGTCGCTTCGCCGACGGTCAAAGGTTTCAACGGTTACGAGGCGACGGTCGGGCCGGGTATGGTTTACGCGCGCGCGCTGGAGTTCGGGAATCCGTTGTGGAAGTCTGGCGTAAGATATCCATATATGGCCCCTGCGTTGGAAATGTTCAGGCCTAAAGTCGAAGGCATATTCCTTCAAGAGTTCAAGACGAGGTGGGGAAGGTAATGGCAGACGAAATCTCCCCATTACTTCTCTCGATTCAACTCGAAACAGACCGTCTGACGGAACAAGCGAACGGTGTTCAGCAACAGTTGGGGCAGATTGGGCAAGCGGCGCAACAGAGCACTTCACCGTTATCTGGTTTAGGTACTGCTCTCGGTGGATTGGCGCAGAAGGCTCTCGCGTTCGCCGGTGTAGGTTTATCTGTTCATTGGTTGGAAGACGCCGCTAAGGGTGCTGTTGAGGCGCATAAAGAGATGGTTCTGTTCGAGGGCCAGTTACAGCGTTCTACTGGTGCGACGCGGGCGCAGATTGACGCGGTAAATACGGACATCAAATCGTTATCGGATTTATCTGCCGTATCGGGTGGTGATATTCGTAACTCGTTTGAGAAACTCGTGACGATTACGGGCGACCTGAATAAGTCGATGGAGTTACAGGCCGTCGCGATGGACGTTGCCGCTGGTACCGGTAAACCGTTGGCTGTCGTTACAACGATGATTGGTCGCGGTGCGACTGGTTCGGTTGCCGCGTTGAACCGGCTCGTACCGGGCATTTCTGCGGTAAAAGACCCGATGGCTAAACTTGCGGAAACGTTCAAAGGTGCGGCAAAAGAGGCCGGCAATAACGACCCGTACGCGAAGATGGATTTGCTGATGGGGCATTTGAAGAAAACGATTGGTACGGCTCTTCTTCCCGCGGTGGACGCGGCGTTGGAGATTATGAAACAACTTGCCCCGACGTTGGAAGGTTTGGCTGTTCCTATCGGTCAGGTAGTGAAATCTCTTGCGCCTTTCGCTGTTCAGTTGGTGAAGGCTCTTATTCCTGCGTTGAAAGAGTTGTTGCCGCCGATTATGAAACTCGTCGTGGCGTTGCTTCCTCCGCTTATCAAATTGTTCAATTCGTTGATGCCTTTTATTATGGTTTTGGCTGACCTTCTCGTGGCGTTGTTGCCTTTGATTTTGCCGATTGTGGACGCGTTCGCCGCTTTGTTTGACGTAATCGCAAATTATGTGGTCAACTGGCTCAAAGTTCTCATCAGTTGGTTACAACCGTTGGCTAAATGGTTAGGCGAAGTGCTGACAAACCTTATGGATTTCTTCGGAATAAAACCGAAGGCCGAAATTGACGTGTCGGGTGTTCACGATGCGGCGACCGCTTATGTTTCGTTGACGGAAGCGCAGAACGCTAACGCGAGCGCGGCGAGTAAGAATGCGTCGGCGAACGCGGCGGCGGCAAAGAAAACGAGTTCCTCGACGGGTGGCGGTAGCGGTAGTACGACACCCTCATTCACGATTCAGGACTTAAAGAAAGCGCAACGCGACTACCAGAAAGGTATTGCGGAACTGACTCGGCAGGCCGACGACGAGGTTGTGCGTCTGACGGCTGACCACGCCAAGAAGATTGGCGACATTATGAAGTCTGGCGCGAACACGCTCGGCGAGATTGTGCGCCAATCGCAAGATAAACTCCGTGACGCTTTCAAGAACGTAACACAAATCAACGCCGGCGAGATGTTCATTCAGGCTAGTGCGTCGATTACGAACTTCGTGGCGATGTTGAAAGATAAACTGACGGCCTCGAAACGACTCGCGCAGGACGCCGCTAATCTTGCCGCCGCCGGCTATTCGCAGACGTTCATTGAGCAGATTATCGCGCAAGGCTCGGAAGTCGGCGACCAACTAACGAAACAGTTGTTGGCGGCGACACCTGAGCAGGCCGCGCAGATTCAATCGTTGTTTAGTGATGTGAACTCGGAGTCTTTACACGCTGTTGATGATGTTGCGAAGAAGATTACGGAACAGCAGGGCCTCGCGACGGAGGAGTTACGCGACGCTTACCTGAAAGCGCAGACGGAACTGACTACCGCGTTACAGGCCGAGAATGATGCGTATGCGACGGCGATGGTTGATGTTCAGACGAAACTGACAAACGCTATTCAGGCGCAGACGGATACGTTGAAGAAAGCGATGCGTACTGCGGAGAAAGAGATTGGTGATTCGGCGTCGCGTATTCTGAAGCATCTGCGTAGCCTGATTGGTGCGGCCTCTAGCACGGACTTGTCTGCGGTGATTGATACGACGACTCCTGCGCCAACGACATACGGTGTGACTGGTACGCCGACTTCTTCGGTGACGTATCAAGGCGCACCCATCAACGTGTCTATTTCCGTATCGACGAATGCGACGGCTGATGATATTGCGGCGGCTGTGTCGAACGCTATCAAATATAACCTTCCGTACACGGTGGCAGGTGCGGCGTGACGTTAGATAATTACAGTTTTCAGTTTGGTTCGTTCACGTTTGGTGGTGACGATTCCGTTTGGCAGGTTCTATCGGTTGACGGTTTGGCTGGTATTCCAGAGTTGCGCGTACAAGACGATAATCGTGGTTATAACGACGGTGCTTTGACCGGGCGTGACTTCTATAACGGTCGTAACATTACGTTCATTATCAACACGTTCGCTGGTGGCGGACTGTCGGCGCAACAGAATTATCAGTTGTTACAGAACGCTCTCGCACCGCAACAATCGGGTACGCAGACGCTGACGTTCAAACTCGACGCGACTTCGACGGAGAAGATTATTTCTACTCGTGTGCGTACGCGCGTGACGACGATTGACCCTGATTACACTTACGGTCTTATCAAATCGCAAGTGATGATGTTCTGCCCCGACCCGCGTTATTACGATTCGACTCTGAACGCGCTTCAGTTGACGATTAGTTCTTCGAGTGTCGGTCGTACATATAACCGTACCTATAATTTGACGTATCCGTTGGCGAGTATCACGAATACCGGTTCGGCGACCAACGCTGGCAATATTTATTCTTCGCCGGTGATTACGATTCTCGGCCCGGCGACTAATCCGACTATCGGTTATGTTGAGGGTAACGCCGCGCTGACGGTGAACGTCGCACTTAGCGCGTCTGACGTGCTGGTGGTCGATATGGCTAACCGACTCGTGACGTTGAACGGTTCGGCGGCCCGTAACCTTGTCGCTAACTCGTCGGAATGGTGGGATATTCCTGCTGGTTCGACGGCGACCGTATATTTTTCTGCGACAGGAAGTACGTCTGGTACGTACGCTACTGTAAACTGGAGAAACGCCTACATCTAAGGACACCTAATGGCTTTACGCACACCTCCGTCGTGGTTACAGAACGGTTCACACCCGGCTGAAAATGACCGTTTGACGACTCAGGCTTTGTATTCGACTACGGGTACGATTGGTGCTTCGTCGTTGGCGATTACGGCGCAAGCCTCACCGAATATGACGGTGAACGCGGCGACTGGTTGGTGTGCGATTGCTGGTTCGACGGCTGGTTCGGGTGTTTATGTTGCGTATAACGACGCGACGACGGTTTTGACGATTACGACCGCGAACCCAACTTTGCCACGTATCGACCGTATTGTTGTGACGGTTTCTGACGCTTACTATTCTGGTTCGACTAACACGGTCGCTTTCTCGGTTATTGCTGGTACGGCGGCGGCCTCTCCTACTGCGCCGGCTACACCGTCGAACTCGATTAGCCTTGCGACTATTGCTGTTGCGGCGGCGGCAACGACGATTACTGCGGCGAACATCACAGATACTCGTACTGGTATTACTTCTTCTTCGTTTCTGCCTTTGACGGGTGGAACGGTTAGCGGTGCTACGACTTTTAGTAACGCGGTTACGATTGGCGGCACGCTTCAAGCGACCAGCCCAAGTTTTTCGGGTACAGCGAGTTTCATCAACCTTTCGTTGGCTGGAGATGTCACATCGTCGGGAACGGTGACGGCGCAACAGTTTGTCGCGTCTGCTGGTACAGCAAGTTACGCTCCTTTCAAAATGACGACAGGAACGGTGCTAACAACACCGGTAACTGGGACTTTTGAGTTTGATAACGGTTTCCTTTCATATTTCACGCCAGAAGGCACTTACGGTAAACGCGGTCTACTTGGTGTCGATTATTACCAATCTATTCAGACCGCAACTTCGCTCGGTAGCGTTACGACGGCACAAAATATGTTCGGCTCAAACATCACTCTCGCTATCGGTCGTTACGAGTTTGAGATTATGTCGGCCCTGTCGACCGGTTCGACGGCTCACAACACATCGTTTGGTTGGGCAGGTACGGCGACCGTGACTCAATTATTCGCGACGGCTATCGCTTCTCAAGGTTCACCAGCGGCTACCACTAACACGGTGATTACTTCGACACCGACGAGTTTGTTTTCAGGAACGAGCACGGCGACGACTACGCCGCTGATTGTCAAAGGCCATATGTATTTGAGTAGTGCGGGTACGTGGATTCCGCAGGTCACGTTCTCGGTAGCACCCGGCGGAACTAACACGGTCGTCGTTAACTCTTCTATTCGGGTGCGACGTATCAACAACTCCGTTTCTGGTGTTCTGGTTGGAAACTGGGTGTGATAATGACCGAACCTAAACCAACCAACCAAGCACTACTCATCGACATAACGCAAAGGCTCTCCGTTATCGAAGCGAAACTTGATGTTGTTTCCGACCACGAAGACCGTATCCGCGACCTCGAAAAAGCACGGTACTCTTCCGCGTGGTTGACCTCAATCCTGTCGGCTTCGCTGACGGCTGGTGTTGTAGCATTGGTATTGAAAGCATTGGGAGGCTGAGATGAGCAAAACGCAGTTGCGTGATTTCATTCGCGGTATTTGGGACATTGTGAAGCGTTCCGTCGGTTTGGCGATGGTTGCGTTCGCGCCGGGTGCTGGTATTGGCGCGGCTGTACCGGGTGGTTCGTGGTTGCTCGGTGGCGGTATCGCGTTCGGTTCCGTATTTCTCGTCGTGATGATGGTTCTCGGTACCGAGTTGGCTTCTACTTCTAGCATTACTCCCGAAGGTATTGACTCCGCGTTCAAGCAGGCCGTAACGAAAGCGCAAGAACAGCAGAAGAAGTAATGGTTCAATACCGTTACTTTTTTGCCGACCTTCTCACTAATCAGATTCAGGCGGAGTTACCGCTTACGGCTGTGAATTTTTCGCAGGCTTTGAACGCTGGTGGCGCGTTACAGGGTTCTGTTTTGTTGTCGGGTCTACCAGCGGCGCAGACGGCGATGGTCGCGACCGTGCCGGGCCGTTCCGCGTTGTATGTCGACCGTGATGGTGTGTTGGTGTGGGGTGGGATTATCTGGAACCGTACCTATAATTCGACTTCGCAACGGTTGTCGTTGTCTGCTGGTGAGTTTGAAACGTATTTCAACCGCCGTCGTATCGTGTCGAACGCGACGTTCTCTAACACTGACCAGTTGACGGTCGCGCAATCGCTTATCAACACGGCGCAGGCCGCGACGAACGGTAATATTGGCGTTATTGTTCCAACGAATGTTTCTGGTTTTTCGATTAGGTCGCTCACGTTCTACGGATACCAGCAGAAAACGGTTCTCTCAGCCCTTCAAGACCTCGCTAAAGCCGGTTCTGGTATGGGAGGAGGACTAGGGTTCGATTTCTCTATTGACGTCGCCTACGACGCTTCTATGACTCCCACGAAAACGCTGAATCTTGGGTATCCGCGACTCGGTAACGCCTATTCTTCGACGTCGACTACCGTTCCCGTTTTTGAGTTCCCTGCCGGTAACGTGTTGGAATACGAGTATCCCGAAGACGGTTCGCTGGTTGCGAACACAATTTACGCGACTGGTGGAGGTTCAAACGAAGGCAAACTGATTTACTCTGCGACGGATTCGACGAAACTTGCTTCTGGTTGGCCTTTGCTCGAAGATTCTTCTTCGTATTCGGACATAAACGATGCGAGTCTGATACAAAATCTTGCCGCCGGTCAGGTCGCCGCCGTATCGTATCCTCCGACGGTGCTGAAAATTATCGCTAATCCCTCGCTCGACCCAATTCTCGGTGCGTATCGTGTCGGTGACGATGCGCGTGTCCGTATCCTCGACGACCGGTTCCCGAACGGACTCGATGCGACGTATCGTATTACCGCGTTGAACGTCACGCCGGGTGAAACAGGCCCGGAGCGTGTGACGGTTACGCTCTCTCTGCCGACAAGTTAGAATTAGGTATGGCTTACGTCAACCTTCCACCGTCGCTACAGGCCTTGATTGACGGTATCGTTCAGCGTCTGACGAAACTAGAAAACGGGCAACGGTTCACTCTGCCGAATGTTCCTGTTCTGACGTCGCAACCGACGGTGACGGGTTTGGCTTCTTCCGACCCGACGACGCCGCGTATCGGTGATGCTTGGTTGAATACTTCGTCTAACGTCACGAAATACGTTGATACGGTTGGTGCGGTACAGACGTTTGCGACCGGCGCGCAGATTACGACGCTCACGAACGGTTATAGGCTTCTCACTCGCTTGTTTTGGACTACGACGACCCAGTTCAATTTAGCGTCGTATTCTGGTGCGCGCGCTATCCGTGTGATTTGCGTAGGTTCGGGTGGCGGCGGCGGCGGCGCGGCCTCGACTTCTGGTACGCAGATGGCTCTCGGCGGTTCGGGTTCTGGCGGAGGTTATTCCGAATCGTTTATCACGACGCTTTCTACGGTTGATACTTGGTACGGTGTCGTCGGTGCGTTAGGTGCTGGCGGTACTGCTGGTGCGAATGCTGGTACGGCTGGTTCTTCGTCGTGGTTCGGGCCGTCTAACTCGGTTTCGACAGGTGCGACGGTTATCGCTTCGGGTGGTGGTGCTGGAGCCGCCGGTGCGACTTCTACTTCGACGAATACGGTAGTTGCTGGTGTTGCTGGTGCTTCGACGGGTACGGGTGATTTTGTGTTGCCGGGTGGTGCTTCTACGGCAATAGTTGTCGCGCAGGGTTCTAACTCGGCAGGAACAACTGGCGGAACGAGCGTGTACGGTTTTGGCGGGCTTGCCGCGTCGGGTGGTTCTACGGCTGGTAACGCTGGTACGGGTTACGGTTCGGGTGGTTCGGGTGCTGTGAACGGTAATACGGCGGCGTCGAAGGCTGGCGGTTCGGGAACTAACGGGCTTGTGATTGTGGAGGTGTATGCGTGAGAATCGCTATTATTCGTGACGGTGTGGTTCTGAATGTCATTATCGCCGGCGAAGATTTCGTTCCCGACGAAGGTTATGTCGCTGTTGAAACGGATATCGCCGGGCCGGGCT